GACCCCGAGGTGACGAAGACCGCCTTCAACGCGGCCTTCGAGGTGGCATGCATAAGCAAGCACTTCGGCCTGCAGCTCGACGTCACGCAGTGGCAGTGCACGTCGGTGCACTCGCTCTACCTCGGTCTGCCGGGCAGCCTGGGCGACGTCGGCCGCGTGCTCGGGCTGGACCAGGACAAGCAGAAGATGGGCGTGGGCGGTGCGCTGATCCGCTACTTCTGCATCCCGTGCAAGCCGACCAAGACCAACGGTGGGCGCACGCGCAACCTGCCGCACCACGACCCGGCCCGGTGGCAGCTGTTCAAGGACTACTGCGCACGCGACGTCGAGACCGAGCGCGAGGTGGCCCGGCGGCTGTCGAAGTTCCCCGTGCCCGCGGTGGAGTGGCGGCTGTGGCACCTGGACCAGAAGATGAACAACCGCGGCATCCGCGTGCACCGCACGCTGGTGGACAACGCGATCACCGCCGACGCGCGCATCAAGGCCATGCTCGTGTCCGAGGCGGTGGCGCTGACCGGGCTGACCAACCCCAACAGCCGCGACCAGCTCATCGCCTGGCTCGAAGAGGAGACCGAGCAGGAGGTGGCCGACTTGACCAAGAAGTCGGTGCCCAAGCTGCTGGCCGCCACGGACAGCCAGACGGTGCAGCGCGTGCTGCGCATCCGCCAGGAGCTGGCCAAGACCAGTGTGACCAAGTACCAAGCCATGCAGCGCGCCGCGTGCCGCGACGACCGCGTGCGCGGGCTGACGCAGTTCTACGGCGCCAACCGCACCGGGCGCTGGGCCGGGCGGCTGGTGCAGGTGCAGAACCTGCCGCAGAACAAGCTGCGCGACCTGGACCTCGCGCGTGAGCTCGTGATCGCCGGGCGGTTCGAGGACCTGGAGATGCTGTTCGGCACCGCCGACACGCTCAGCCAGCTGATCCGCACTGCGTTCATCGCCGAGCCCGGCCACCGGTTCATCGTCGTGGACTTCTCCGCGATCGAGGCCCGGGTGGTGGCGTGGCTCGCGTGGTGCGCGTGGCGGCTGGAGGTGTTCGCCACCCACGGCAAGATCTACGAGGCGTCGGCCGAGCAGATGTTCAAGCTGCCGCCTGGCTCCGTCACCAAGAAGTCCCCGTATCGGCAACGCGGCAAGGTGGCCGAGCTCGCGCTCGGATACCAGGGCGGCGCCAACGCGCTCAAGACCATGGGCGCGCTGGAGATGGGTGTGCCCGAGGACGAGCTGGAGGACATCAAGAACGCCTGGCGCCAGGCCAACCCCGAGGTGGTCGAGCTCTGGTACGCCATGGAGCGCGCAGCCAAGCTCGCAGTGGGTCAGCGCACGACGGTGGTCCTGCCGATCGCAGCCGGCCGCGCCAAGCTGGTGTTCGCCTGGGAGAGCGGGTTCCTGTTCATCACCCTGCCCTCGGGCCGGCGCTTGGCCTACGTCAAGCCACGCTTGGAGGCCGAGGACCTGTACCGCGAGACCGCTGACGGTGGCCGCTTCATCGTCGCCTCGGCCGGCAGCTTGACCTACGAGGGCCTGGACCAGAAGACCAAGCAGTGGACCCGGCTGTCCAGCTACGGCGGCAAGTTGGTGGAGAACGTCACGCAGGCCATCGCTCGTGACTGCCTGCGCGAGGCGATGCTGCGCCTGGACGAGCGGGGTTACCAGCAACTGATGACGATCCACGACGAGATCGTGATTGAGGCAGCAGACGGGGTCGGCTCCCTGGCCGATGTGGAGGCCGTCCTCGGCCAGCCCATCGCCTGGGCGCCCGACCTGCTGCTGCGCGGCGACGGGTTCGAGACCCGGTACTACATGAAGGAGATCGACTGATGAACATCTATCGCACTGAGTTCTTTTCGGTGTGCCCGGAAAACGGCGTGCGGATTCGGTACGCCCTGGAGATCCAAACCAACCAAATGATCAAGGTTGAGGATCTCATCGACGAGGTGACTTTGCATCACCGGGGCTACCACGAGGACATTGCGGATCAGTTGTTCCGGGTGTTCGGGGGCGAACAGAAACTCGTGGCTGAACACCACGGCGTCACGATTGAAAGCATCAGGCCATGACTGTCGTTTTTGCACTGGTTGTTTACGCCACCGCAATGGTTGCGGCAAACCTCCTTGTCGTTGCGTTTGGCCCGGCGGTCACGCCGGTGAACGCTTTCTTGCTGATCGGTTTGGACTTGGCCTTGCGCGATTGGCTGCACTTCAGATTGCGCACTTGGCAGATGGCAACGCTGATCGTTGGAACTGGCGTGCTCACATGGTTGCTCAACCCTGCCGCGGATCAAATTGCGATTGCCAGCTCGGTCAGCTTCCTTGTAGCTGCGCTTGCTGACTGGTCTGTGTTTGCCCGGCTGACGGGGTCATGGATGCGGCGCAGTGTTGGCAGCAACACCGCTGGGGCTGCGGTCGATTCAGTCCTGTTCCCGACATTGGCCTTTGGAGCGCTGATGCCTTGGGTTGTTCTGACGCAGTTCGTGGCGAAGACCGCCGGCGGCGCCGCTTGGGCGTGGTTGTTCTCTAGATGGAAATGATCCACTACCACGGCACTCCGGTGAGCGGCCCTCGCATGGATCTTGTTCGCTTCTTGCGTGGTCGTCACGCGCTTGTGCCGTTCCCGAGACAGGACGACATGGGCGTTGTGGCCGACGTATGCCAGTCGTTTGTGTTTGACAACGGCGCGTTCACTGTGTGGAAACAGGGCGGCCAGCTTGACGTGGACGGCTACATCCGCTGGTGCGATCAGTGGCGGCGCCACCCCGGTTTCGATTGGGCGTTGATCCCTGACGTCATTGACGGGTCTGAAGAGCAGAACGACGAGCTGCTGCGCGCTTGGCCGAAGCGCATTCGCGGTGTGCCGGTCTGGCACATGCATGAGTCGGTTGAGCGGCTCCAGATGCTGGCCTTGGAGTGGGACACGGTGGCTTTAGGGTCAAGCGGGCAGTACCGCACGCCGGGCACCGCGCCTTGGTGGGCCCGGGTTGACGTGGCTTTGCGATCAATCTGCGACGCAGACGGCCGCCCGTGGTGCCGGCTGCATGGACTGCGCATGCTCAACCCCAAGGTGTTCACCCGGCTTCCGTTGGCCAGTGCGGACTCCACCAACGCCGCGTCGAACGCTGGGTCCACGTCACGGTTCGGTATGTACGTGCCGCCGTCGTCAGGCCAGCGCGCCGAAATCATTGCCTCTCGGATTGAACAACACAACTCTGCGGCGGTGTGGCTGCCCGGCGCGGAACCTGATTTGGTAAGCCACGAGGAGATCGACTGATGAAAGACATGGTGAACAGCCCCCCGCACTACGCCAAGGGGGCCATTGAGTGCATCGACGCCATCGCGGTGGCGACGGCGGACCTGCAAGGCATGGAGGCGGTGTGCACCGCCAACGCGATGAAGTACCTGTGGCGCTGGAAGTTCAAGAACGGCGTCGAGGATCTGCAGAAAGCACGCTGGTACCTCGACCGGCTGATCCAGGAGATGACCAAATGACAACCCTCAAGACCCTGACCGTGAGCGACTTGGCCGCGCTGCTCGGGCGCAGCGTGGCTACGCTGAAGTCCGACGTGTCCCGGCGTCCCGAGACATTGCCCCCTCGCCTCGTGGTGCCCGGCACCAAGGCGGTGATGTGGCTGGAAGCCGATGTGCAGGAGTGGCTGGAGAGCCTGCGCCGGCCGGCCGTGCGCAGGCCAGTTCTGCGGGGGCGCAAGTGAGGTGCCGCGGGACGTCGTGCCAGCAGGGCCGTGAGCCCTGCACCGATGGCTGCCAGGAGGAGTGCGCCGACAAGGTGCTCAGCGGATTCCTAGTGGCGGTCACGCTGACCGTCGTCGCGTTCCTCGCGGCCGTTGTCATAGCGCTCTGGCTGCCATGAAGTGCCCGACCTGTGGAACTTGGACCGAGGTGCTGGAGACGCGCAAGCTCGCGGGCTACACCCGGCGGCGCTACGAGTGCGCCAACCTGCATCGGTTCACTACCCGCGAGGTGGTGCACCCGCCAGTCAAGAAGGAGAAAACCAAGTGATGGAGAAAATCCTGTCGGTCGCTGCGTTCGGCTTCGGCGTGGCTGCACTGATCGCGGTCGTGGGGTTCGTCCTCAAGGCCTACTGGAAGCTGTTTCTGTTGGGGTGGAATGTCCTATGAGCTTCGTCTGTCCTCTGCCGCCTGAGAAGGTGCTGGTTCGGCCCGAGTACTTGTACGACTTCGATTGCGACAAAGACGCGCCGCTCATCGAAGGCGTGTGGGTCAGCGTCAAATCAATCCGGGGCCAGGCCTTCCGGTTTGAGACCTACCTGCCGCAGTACGGTGCGCTGTACGACAAGCTGCCGATCTCAGCGTTCTACACGCCGGACTGGGGGCACATCGATGACGACACCGATCTGCCGCTGGACATCCTGCAGATCTGGGACTGCATGAGCTACCACATCGAGGTGGTCGACAAGCCGTTCCTCAAGGGTCTGCGCGCTGAGTTCTACGGCAAGGACAGGAAGTTCCACCGGGGCGAGTACATGCTGACGATCGACAGCTGCAACCCCGACCCGCGCATACCGGACTTCACGTTCAGCGAGACACCGGAGGAGCACAAGAGCTTCAACCTGTTGCGCTTGGACAATGGCCAGTTCGCGCTGCAGCCGAACAATCGCTGCAGGTTCTTCGACCCAGCGATCACGCACAGCGAGCTGCGCATGCCCGACTTCAAGGTGTGCACCAAGACCTACCG